TGAAGAACCTCTCTGTTGTTCTCACACCAAACAAAAACAAATGGGACATTGTTGTGGTCCTCAACAGAACCAAAGAACTGTGGTTGAAGATGACAACAGTTGAACCAACTCAGATTGATGAGGTCCTTGACACAATCAAAGAGGGTGATGCTGAATTGTCAAAAGTTTATGACTTGAACACCTTCTTTGAATTGAAAAACTAAACTATGGAAAACACAATCTTTGAAATGACCGAATGTGGTAGTGAATCAATCATCATTAAACAACGGGGTATTGAATTTGTAATCATCCCCGTATTTGAACTTGAAGGTGATAATGAATACTTGTTGGACTCTGATGTTATGAATCAAGAGTTTCAATACATGATGAATTATCTCAAATCACAATATCCCAGAAAAGAATTTGTATAACTAACTTAAAACCCCTATCTTTGAACTAATATGTCATACTCACTCTACATCTACAAGAAAACCTATGTTGACAAGAACAAGGTGTCAATTCCTGGTTTGAACCTTTTCAACAACAATGATGATGACCATCTCATCATCTCTGAGACAATCTTTGACTTTCATGGTTGGGACTTCTCTGAACGTGCCATCCACATCATTGAGGATGAGACAAGACAAGAGGTTGTTCAATCTGAGGTCCTTGAGTTGTACAAAGCCTACTGTGAGGTCAAAGGTCTTGAAGTGGACCAATCCATCATCTCAAAGATTGAGGAGTCACAGATGGGATTTGGTGATGGTGAATGTTTCTTTGAGTGTTTCCAAAGTTATTAAATTTGTTGATTGTGGATAACTATATTGGGGGAATAGAGATATTCCCCTTATCTTTGTATTGTTGATAATGATTAAGTTCAGTCAAGGGTGGGACATGACAATGTGTCCGATAGAGTAGACTCCAACCTGCGTTTATAGTTAACCACTTACTATAAACAAATAACCCCCACTATGTGTGAGGGTCCTTGTAGAAACAACATGTAATGTCTTATGGATTTCGGGGGAATTATGTTTACGATGACCGTCTTAACCTATTCTACCCCTTACTCTCATCCACTCTGTAAAGGTAATACTTTTATTTCATATTACCAAACTTTATTTACTTTCTTTCTGTCGTACACTTTCTTTGATGGTACGAACTTCTGTGTCATCTTTCGTCTGATGATTTGTTTGATGTGTCCATCTGTCAGTCCTTGTTTGTATCCCATTGTTTCCATATATCAAAGATAGTGATTTAATCTGTATCCACATAATTATATTGTCATTTAATTGTCACATCTTATTAGGACATTTGTTACAACAACTATTGTTTACACGAATGAGATTCGGATTAAGTATAGATGTGTATCGCTTCCCCCCACTTACCGCCCAATTTACAATACAATAAGGGGGATATTACTCCCCCATTATTTAATCGTTGATGTGTTTTCTTTTGAATGTTCCGTCTGTGTTCATTGAGATGTGACCATCGTGGATTCCCCTTGTTCCCAATCTGTTGACAGCGTAGTATCTGAAGTGGACATTGTATTGAATCATTGAATCCTTGCTGGTTCCTTTGATTTCCTTGACCAACTTCAATTTCTCATAGGCTCTGTTTTCGTACATCACCTGAGAGTCTTTGTGGTCTTTGGACCTTTGATACCACTCACGTGCTTGGTATGAACCACAACGAACCAAAAGGTCCGCCATCTCTTTGTTTGATTCAACAAACCCTTTGTACATGTCTGCGTACATTGAGTCACCACCTGCGTCAATGGTCAAACTTTCTGACTTGAACAATGTGTCCATCGTGACTTCAATCCTTTCGTATGTCTTTGGGTCAAGCAGGTCCTTCTTCAATTCTGTTTCAGCGTTTGAAACGATTTGGTCTTTTGTTACACATGATGCCATGGAGATGATTGTTGAGATGATGATGAATGTCTTTTTCATAGGTGTCTGTTTCTTTTATTGTTATACGAAGATAGTGATTACTTTTTATATTACCAACTTTTTTTTATTAAAGGGGGATGTTACTCCCCCTGTTGTTTACATGTTTCCCAATGCTTGGATGATGCACCACACCCCGATTCCCCCACAGATGAGGGAAATCAAACCACTGAATGTCTCACCATCCTTTTCAATCTTCTCGTTGTGTTCCCTTGTCAATCCGTTCTCCATGATTTCGTTCGGGTCCAATTTCATTTTCTCTTCCATTGTTTTCAAAGTTCTTTTTTCCATAGGTGTGTCTTTTTGTTTTTAGGTTTATGTAAAGTTAGTGAATGTTTCTGAGTTATACAAATTTATTTTAATCTTTTTCTGTGTAGTAATCCCCACTTTCAAATCCTTCCATGATTCCTTTCACTGAGAAGTACTCAAGGGTTGAACCAGTGAAGTCAGTGAACACGATTTGTTTTTCCTCAAAGGAAATCAACACTTGTCCTTTGTCTCCCAAATACCATTCAACCATTCCGTTCATGTAGGTACCAGGTTCTTCTTTGAACAACATTGAGATGAGGACAATCTTTGTGATTTGGTCGGGGGTGTATGTAGTTTGTTTCATATGGTAAAGATAATACTTTGGTTTGACTTATACAAATTTATTTTTGATTATTTGTTCAACAGGGTGATGATGTAAAGGACCATCGCTCCAAGATAAAGAAACCAAAACGCTTCTTGTCCACCTTCGGGATTTGGTACAACTTCTTTTCTGTTTCGGTCCAAGCGTCCGTACTTCTGTCTGAGTCGTTGGATGTGTTGTGGGTCTTGGTGTTTGGGTGTCTGTTTCATAATACAAAGATAGTTAAATTGAGTGAAGGTATTGAATGTACTTATCCACATAATCTGCTTTGGTGTCATCATCATAGAATCCACGTTGTTCCATTTCATACAAGAACATTGATTCCTGGTACATCAACTTGATTTGGTGGTGGTCCCCATTGGTGTATTTGTAAACATACTCCATGCTCTCAACCAACTCCATGTCTTTGTTTGACAACAGACGCAAGATTGTTGCCGTGTCCAATGAATGTGATACAGAACAAATCATGAAGAATGCTGAGTCAAACTCATCCATTACTTTTACTGGGATTCCGATGGCTTTGGCGTGTCGTGCTTTGGGTGTCATTTGTTTCATGGTGTAAAGATAATACTTTTATTTGGTCCACACAAATTTATTTTACTTTATTTTAGTACGCTCCTTCTCTTGGAACAACATTGATGTACTCCACTTTGTTTCCCTCCATCTTGACGAAGGCACGGAATCTGAAGTCAAACTTCACACGATAGATGTTCTTTCCCTCGTAACCAGGAATCCACATCTCAGACACATCGTAGGTGTCCTTGAATGACTTGGGGTCAATCCCTTTGGTGATGGTCTCAACCAATGAGATGAACTTCTTCTTGGTACCAGTTGGCATTCCGTTGACAACTTTGATGTCTTTCTTGGGTAGTGATTTGGTGATGTCTTTCATAACAATACAAAGATAGGGATAATCTTCGTATCTACAAAAAAAACTTTCCTGGTTTATCCACATTATTTTGTTGATATGTGGATAACCCCCTACTTAACATAATGTTTATTATCATACTAACTAGCGCTAGTTAACTTAGCACTTGTTAGTTGGTCCCCCTCTCAATCCCAAAAATTCACGAAAATTTTGTTTTTTATTTTTAAAAAAAAAATTCACGAAAAAAAAAATTATTTTTTAAATTACTTGTTATAAAAATTTTTGAAGTTTTTTCTGTTGGACTTGGTTACCAAAAATAATTCTGAGTCATTGATGTTGTTCTCAAGAATAACTTCTACCAATGTTTCAATCTTTTGTAAACATTGTTCTTTGTTGAAATCTTCAGGATGATTTAGAAATAAATTTATTCCCAATGTTATGAATCCATTACCAATTGTTGCCATTGTGTAAGGAACATCTGTTACAAATATGAATTTCTTGTTGAATATTACCGTATCAATATTTAATTCTATGGTGTTTTTAATTGATTTAAGGAACTTTCTTAGGTTGCGCTTATAGTCGGTATCAATTGATTTAATATAACAGGTTATATCACAATAAATAGATTTTGGATATTCATAATTTATTAACCCAATTTCTAATTGAATGTTGTCATATTTTTTTGTTCTGTATGTTTTCCCGTATTTCTTTGTCATAGATAAAATATAGTAAATTATTATGACATTGTAAAAATAAAAAACCCTAACAAGTTGGGACTTAGTTAGGGTTCTGTTTCTACTGTGGGTACAATTAGAATTACAATAATAATACTATAACTTAAATAATAATAAATATTAATATTCTGGTTGCCAGTGCTGATGCTTTAATCCCTTGAAGATTTATGAAAGTGATAAGTCCCCCTTACCCCCATAACCAATTTAATATTAGTTATAAGAATAAGAACCTTACCACCTTTACATCTTGAATCTTTGATGTTGTCATTTATAAGTCCCTGAATTATAGACAAGTGAGTTATATCATTTCAGACATAACAAACAATTAATAAGAAATAAAATTGATGTAGTAAAGCATGTCTTATTTTTTTTTAATTTATATTTATCAAACATGGGTAAAGAACAAATTGAGTTTAATCTTAAAAGAAGAATGTTGACAGAAACAGGATGGGTATACTTCTGTAGAATATGTGGGAACTATTTAAACGAGGACCAATTCTATAAATCTAAATCAAGTCCATTTAAAATTGATACCAAATGTAGATTACATTATACCAAGAAAAATGTTGATGATGATAGTTCAATGAATTATCTTAAGTTGGACCCACTATCAGATGAAGACTTTAAAGGAGCACAGAGACTGCTGGAGACACTTGGATATGAATTTGGTATGGATACACCACCCATATGGAAACAATTCAATATAAGACATAATTTAGATGGCATACAAGAAGATTAATAAAGTAGTTTATTTAAACGATGAGGAGATGGTATGGTGTTCAAAAGAAAAAGAATACATACCAGCCGTTGAGTTTGAACTTGATAAGAACGGACAATTCAAGATGTGGTGCATCAAATGTTCCGTAGCCATGGTTGATGAACAACGTCAGTTATACATTGACTCAGCAAAGACCAGAAAAGATTTTGATATTAAGCAATCAAAGATTCTATTAAGGAATATTGGTTATGACCTTAACAGTGAATTTTCTGTTCACGAACAATTTTTAATCAAACATAATTTGGTTAAGTAAAATCTTATTTGTACCTTCGTGGTATGAAAGACAAGAAAGTTTATTACACCGACCCTGTCTTGGGTTTGCTTCACATCAAGATTCCATTCAAACAATTGTGGGACAGTTCTCGTGATGGGATGGATGTTCCACCAGCAATCAGGTTGGAACACATTCAAGATTGCATGACAGCAGGAAAAGATGTTGATGTCATTGTTGCATCAATCCTCCACCAATTGTGTTTCATGGGTGAGAAACCAAAAGGTGATGTGCTTTACTTTCACAACCCATTTCAATTGAACTAACATGAAGGACATCGTCAAAGAAATTCAGGAAGAAATCAATTCGTTGATGAGTTCCAAAGTTGCTAAGTTCACAGACAAACAACTTGAAAGATGGGCATCAACAGAAACACCGCTTGAACTTGTGATGGAAATGTATCAACTTCATCTTGATGGTCTTTCTGTTAGGCAAGTCTCTAAACAATACGGTTACAGGTCTTCTGACAAACTCACAGAAAAATTTGACAAACATGGTTTGAAATACAAAAAAATGAATTCTCGTCATGGAAATCCAAAATCCAAAAAACCAGTTGAACAATATTCATTGGATGGAAAATACATTCAAACGTTTGAATCTGTCACAAAAGCATCAGAAAGTGTTCAACTTCACCAATCTTCAATCTCATTGGCAATTTCAGGAAAAACAAAAACTGCTGGTGGTTTCATTTGGAAATACAAAAACTAACCAGTACCTTTGAACTATGGACAAACTCATTCAAACAATTCAGGAAGAAATCAACAACATCATGAAGTCCAAGATTGCTCAGAAATCTGACAAACAACTTTGGGCTTATGACAACAAGAAAACTCCATATGAATTGGTTGTCAAGATGTATGCGGTTTATCAAAATGAATATCTTTCAATGAAAGATGTTGGAAAGAGATATGGACTGACAGCCAATGGTGTAAACAAGGCATTTGACTCATGGGGTTTCAAGACAAGAACTTGCCGAGAAGGTCAATTGAAAAATCATGATGACAAAGAATCTGACATCAAAAACGGAATGTCTGAAAAAGAATTCTGTCAGAAATACAACACTCATGAAAACACGTATTACAGATACAGAAAAAATTTGGGAATGACAGGAAGAAAAGAAAGAAGTTGTGAAAATCAAATGGACCTTGACATCAAAAATGGAATGACTTTGTCTGAATACAAAAACAAGTACAATGTTCAAAACAACGCATACTTCTCAAGAAAAAGAAAATTGAAAAAACATTTGGCAGATTAAAAACAATAACATAACTTTGTAACATGATGAACGACAAACAACACTCCGCACTCCAAGAAGGTCAAGCACAACGCAAACGTTTGAACCACATTGTCAAGAAAGCCGTGAAGTCTTCACCTTCCGCTTCTTACCCTCACACTTACATCTACTCACCTCCTGGTTTGGGAAAGACATACACTGTCAACGAATCTTTGAAGGGTCTTGACATTCCTTTCTTTGAGTTGTCAGGAGCGGTGTCAATGTTCGCCTTCGGTGTTTCTTTGGCGACAATCAAGTTCAAGATGCCAAAAGACGCAACAATCATCGTGTCTGTTGATGACTGTGATGGAATCTTGAAGAACGAAGAGAACATCAACATCATGAAGAACGTGTTGAGCGGAAAGAGAATCTTCGCTTACGAGAAGTCTCTTCAGTCTCAAATTGGAAACTTGACTCCTCTTCAACAACAAGCAATTCAGTTCCACTCAACTGATGACCGAATGGGATTCACTGTTCCAACTGACAACATGATTTTCATCTTCACTTCAAACTTCCGTCTTCCTGATGATGATGAAGTGAAAGATGCTCGTGAGAAAGGTGGGAACAAGAACATCTTGAAAGTTCACAGAAACGCAATCCGTTCTCGTTGCAAGACAATGGACTTTGACTTGACCAAAGACCAACATTGGGGATGGATGGCTGATGTCATGTTGAGTTGTGAGTTGAACTCATCTTTGTCTTCTGATGACAAACACATCATCTTGGATTGGGTGTGGAACAATTGGGAGAAGATGACCGAACGTTCCATCAGAACTCTTGAGAAGATGGCTGAGACCATGTGTGAAGAACCCGATGACTACCAAATGTCTTGGGAGATTGACCTTCTCAAATAACGACCTTAAAACCATCAGGGAGTGGTGTCCCTCGTTTCATAACATAGAGTGGGAGTTGATGGTCTCCCACTTTTTTTTGCTTGAAAAATTCACGAAAAAAAATGTTTTCAGATTTGAACCAACCAAAAATTTTGATTATATTTGTAGTATGAAAAGTACGATAATAATTCAGTATAGAAGGAACAAAAGAGTAGTAGAAACAATGGTGGCTCCATTAACCAAACTTGTGGAATTGAGACATCACATCACAAAGATTGAAGAAAACTTAAATGGAAGTGTAACGATTTACGTAACAATCAATATAAAATAAAATGGGACAGACAAAGAAAACATACGCAGAAATGACAATGGAAGAATTGTTGAGACATTATCCTGGTCATGAGGATGATGATTATCAATACGAAGAATACAGACAAAGACAACTTGAATCAGAACAACAAGCATACGAACAACACTTAGCAGACAAATACTAATATGGAAAAGAACACAGCACAAGGAAACCAAATCATTCGTCAATCACAAGTCAAACTTGTCGTTGACTATTTCACCCTCATTGAGAAAAAACCAAACCTCAGTGATGTCATCAAGATTTCTTCAATGATGGAGAAATACATTCAAAATGGTTACACCAAAGAATTGGGTGAATCGTTTTTGAGAATTGATGAACACATCAACACACTCAAGTAATCGTCCATTTGCTAAACCCTCTGAGTGATGCCAGGGGGTTTATCTTATGCCTGATTAATTTGATGGTTTTCCGTACCAAGTAGGTAGGGTTGAGTCAGCACATAACGGTCCCATAGCATTGAAAGATGAACCTTTCCAAGAACCTCTTCCCCAATAGTAAGAGTTGCCAGGCAATGTAATCTGTGAGTTGAACGCAGATTTAACCTGTGGTGGTAATTGACCATCGTTAAGATTTCCGTTGTTGTATTCAGGATACCAACCAGAGCGGAATATCAAATGTCTTCTCATCAAATTATCTTGAAACTCTGCTTGGTTATTAGCATTTGTTTTAAGATATTGTAATGTTTTTAAATCAACTGGTTGTCCCTGTTCACTTCTGTTTTGAACCAAACCAATGTTGATAAACTTCACCCAAAAGTTGTCAAGGGCAAGATAGTAAGCGTAAGCAATCAAAGTTGGTTGAACGTAGTTGTTTAACAACTCTTTGTATCTAACATTGGCAACCAAATCAATTTCATTATCGTGAACCAATTGTTGTAGTTTCTCATACAAGTTTGTTCCAAGTGTTTCTTGGATTTGAATTGCTTGAGCCTGTTGAATGGCAAATCTTAATTCAGAAGAATCCACATTATCTGTAATGGGAGTGTTATCTTTTAATTTTTGCTCTGATATAAAAAGTACGTTGTATAACATGTTAGATAATGTTAGATTGGGTTATTGTTAAATCAATTTCTTGACCAGGATATATCAATTCAAACACATCTTTTAATTCACGATTCATGAAGTTTTGTAATGGGTTGATTGATGTTTTAAGGAATAATTGATAGGCGGTTTGTAATTGTTCAGATGATGATGAAAATCCACCAGGATTTGGTAATCCAATCAAAGAACCGTCAACCACTTTATGACCTGATAAAATCTGTTTTTGGACCAACTCAAATACTTCAGAATAAAAACCTTGTTGTAGGTTTGAACTGATTTGTGTGATGTCAGGTTTTTCATTTGAATCTCCGTAAGATACAATCACCCTACCAGCATTTTCTGAACCCTGATAACGGTTCTCAATGTTCCTTAAGATTTGAGTTTGTTCGTTTTCAGAATCAGGAGCAGGAGTGTTGAAATGTACCCATAGTGAAGGGTTGGCACCATTTATTAAATTGGCTAAGTTATAGACCGTTATTTGGTGGTTTAAACGTATATCATTGATGGTAGATAGATAGTCAGGTGCTCCGTAGTATTCATAACCTGGTTGGAACATACGTAAGTGTATGATTTGTCTATCAGTAAAGTTTGTTGGGTCAAACTCAGAAAATTCAATCATTCCCGCCTTTCTCCAATTTATCCAATCTCTACAATAAAGATATTTGGTTGATGGCATTCCAAGTTCAATTGGTTTGTGAACTCTCATATACTTTGAAGGGATAATATGGAAACCCGCAATACCTTGTGAGCGGTCTTTTCTCCACACAACTTCAAGGAATAAATTTCCTGTCACAATCAGTTCAAAGTATAATTGTTTTCCAATATCATTTAATGTTTGTTTTGAATTAACTTTGTAGTCATTCACATATCCTGCTCCAAAACAGTTATCCACCTTTGAACGAACGCAAGCATTGTGGATTGGAGACATGTCCAATAATCTGTATAGTTCTTCAGGGAACATATTATCAGCCCCCCAACTTACAAATAAATTGTTTCTATTCACAACCTCTGTGAAATTGGTTAGGGTATCTACCGCAAATGTTAGTTTGTCTACTTGAATCATCCTTCGTATATCTTATAAATATCACTCGTTCCTGAGTAGGTGAGTGGTTGTGTTGAGGCTGAGTAATTTACTTGAGCAATTGTTTCATAAACTACATCATATGCTAATGATGGATTAGTATTACCTGAAAGTGAAGAACTCTGCTCCCACACCTTAACATAATACTCACCCTCAATTAAGTGAACATTTGTTTGTCCTGTTGTTGTTGCCCCAGTCAAGAATGCTTCAGGTTGACTTGGGTCTATGATAATACTAAACAAATCGTAACCAGGTGAGTATCCCACACTTGGTGGTATTCTGTATGGTACAAGTCTCCAAACCTCTTGTGAAAGTTTGTGCTTGAAACTGAACAAATAACAAACAGAACCAGTCAAGTTTTTGTTTCTTGAACAGGTTGCGTTTGCGTTGTTATATCCTTCGTTTAGTATTATCATCTTAATTTATTGGTGGAAATGGTGGTGGGACATAATCTCCTTCTGGTAAAGTTAAAATCCAATTCCACTCCGTATTAAGGATTTCTTGTTTATCTTGAGTTGATAGTGTTAAAAACCAAATATCATTAATATCTTTTACACAATAAAAAAATTGATATTCTGTATAATACTGCCCTTCTACTTGTTCGTATTGTTGAGGTGTTAAAATGTATCCTATCATAATTATACTTGTCTTGATAATGTAGTATTAAATGCCTGAACGGCTG